TTGGTGAGTGGGGGGTGTCCTATCCGTTTCAAAAAAACGACCACCTTTGACCAAATTGCACTTTTGACACAATTGCCTCAAATTCCATAATTCATCGCTTCCGTTCAATCGCTTTGGAATCACATGATCAATGTGCATCTGGCCTTCTGTCTGGCCACACATCTGGCAGCATCCATCACGCTTCAATACAGCTTCTCTGATCTTACGCCAACGAGCTGTGCTGCCGCCTTTCCAGTTGCGTGACATCAATGCCACCCATGCTTTCTCCAATGAGCTAATGCACCATCGCAAATCTTTCCTTGATACCTGTGATCGATGTACCTCAATGTCCAATCAATCATGCGAAAGCCATCGAGGTTTCGATACTTAGTGTTGCGCATTTGACCCAAGCCAAAGTGATTGCCATTTGGATTGATTGCTTCCACACGCCAATTGCTTTCCTTGGTTATCAATGTGTTAAAGCATTGAAACTCTTTGTAATTAACAATCCTTGAATGTGCATAAAGCTTTAATGAATCAATTGATGGTTTAACTTCTTTTGCAGCTGTTGCCGGTGTTGTGCCAACAATACATAGCACGGCCAATAGCACCATACATCGCGCCCGAGCTATCCGGCACACCGGCTCGTCTGCGAGTCTGGAGCGTACCAATGCTGTCAAATACCGAGCGTAATCTTGGGCGATTCCAACAGGTTTCGCACACCTGTGGATAACACCTGTGGATAACTTAATCACAATGACATCTCCTCAATCCGAGCATCATCAACAATCTTAATTCCAAATGTTCCGCAGCTCATGCATTGTGCGAACCACTCATGCTCGGTTAGCTCTCCACCTTTTTTAAGTCCATGGCGTTGCTTTGGCTTTCCATACAGCTTTGAACAGATCGAACAATCAAATTGAAGGATGTGCATAGTTGCTCCTTTGTAAAGTCTCAATAGGTTGCAGATTAATTTGAGGCACGCTCCAATTGTTTTGTGAGGCGTTTCGGTAGCGTGGTTTCTTTGCTATTAATACCGGCATCCAGCCAACAATGTGCATTTTTGGTGAGTTGCCTGTAACTAACACAGCAATGTCACGATCATGACGATCCGATTCCTGAATCCACAAATTGCTGTTGGGATTGGCTGACCATTTGACCTCAATGTGTTCGCCGACATCTGCCTTTGACTTATCCCATGTGATGCCCGGTGTGTACTCATAACCCAATCGCTTAGCCACTACTAACTCAGCCAACATGGATTCACCCATTTGTGCCACATACTCAAACCATGAGAGGTTTTTGACGATGCGTGAGCTGTGATCAGCTGATCGATCATGGCAATGTTGAATCGCCGCAATCATGCATTGCACTTCTTCAATGCGATCTATCATTTGAACTCCACAAGAATCGATGGAAATGGAGCTGATGCTTTACCATCGCCAAATTTCACGCGGCCTCGAATAAATGTAACCTTGTGCCGGATGGCGTAATCGTGAAACCACGCTGTGTCTGTGCGAGCCGGTAACAGCATCACAATTTCAGCATTGACAGATTCATGATGTGCTTTTTTGACCCAATCTTTAATTTGTCTGCCATAAGGTGGATTACACCAGACACGATGGTTTTCCCATGACATAGCCAATCCATCTCGCAACAATGGATCTTCATGGTCTAAACCAAACCAATGCGGTGTTTTATGGTTTGTTGAGCTCGCAGCAACATCCAATGTGAAATGGTGTATTGCATCCAATTGATCAAACAGATTTTGTGGCGTAGCCCAATCATCAGTTTGGCTCAATGGCATGTAAGCGTTCATCGGCAATCACCACAAAACCAAATGATGTTGTCTTGTTTGTCATAGCCTTTTTGGTAGCCAAAATGATCCAATCGCCTCAGCTGTGAGCATTTGTCGCATTGCTCGATTTTGTATTCCTCAACGATTTCGCCATTGCACATCAACCTGGCTTTCATCTCTTGTGGATAAATGATCTCAACAAAGTCGCTCATACCTGTGGCTCCCATGTTCCTGTGCTGCGCAATACATACCATCGAGGCGTGCATTGCTTTTCTTTTATTTTTTCGCTGCAAAAGTAGCCGCCCCATGATTTTGGTGCATCTGGCTTGCTTTGATTCCAGCGCATTGATCCATGTGAGCACGATGGCACGGCATCAGCTGTCCATGCAGAATCGGCCGATGATCCAAATGATGGTGTGCCGGCTTGCTCAGCTTCGGCCGCTGTTTGATAACTCGGCACATCGCCGTGCTTTGTGCTCCAATAGTCATAATCGGCTGCCGGTGTTTCACTCTTGACCAATGCCATGACCTCTTTGGTGGCCTTTTCTGTGTTGCCCATAACCAAGGCCATCACGCGCATCAAAGCTGATGTGCAAGTGTCCTCGATCATCCAGCGTTTCATTTTGTCTGGATAAGCTGCGAGGTAGCCGTACGCATAATCAATGCCAGCTGGATCAATTTCCGTTTGATTGCGAAATGCTTTGGCTTGTACGAGCACATAGCCTTTTTCGGCATTGAATTCAATGATGTGCGATTCCAACCTGCCTTGCGGAAATGTGGCAATCCAGCGGTCTGTGCGCTCTTTGTTGCCTTCGTATCCATCCATGAAAGAGGCCATCATTTGACCTTCTTTTCAGCTGATACGGCATGGCGTGCAACGGCTCGGCCTCTTGTATAGCCTTGTCGCTCGCCTTCCTTAAAACCGATTGAATAGGCCGTGATAGCCCACAAGGCTCCAGCGATCAAACACATGATGACAATTGAAATTTCGTTCATTTTGTTGCTCCCGTTTCTGTTAGTGGGAGCAAGCCATAGAAGTCACTACACACCAATGACTTGCTCCCAAATAAAGAGTGACAGGCAATGCCGACAAATTCAACAATCACGCTCAAATGGCGGCGTGTCGCTACTTCTTTTGCTCAATGAGCTGTGTGTACAGATAATCCAAACGAGCCTCGATGCGTGAGATTTGATCCTTCATACTCGATCCCGAATTCGGTGAAAGTTCGCTCATGACCGCTTTGATGATGATTCTCATTGACGAATAGACAGCTGCCAATGTCGTGAGGACAAGTCCACCAACAGCCGTCCACTCGCCCACGCTCACTTTTTGATGCCTAATGCGTGATCGTTAGGATTTGCCCAACGAGCTAAAACAGGCACAATTCCAGCGATGAGACCCATGGCCAAATCTTTGGGATTGGTGTTACCAGTCATGTACACGGCCAGACATCCGGCCACCGCGCTGCGCATCCATGATGCTGCCGCTGCCTTAAATTGCTCCATCATTTTTCTCCTTTTGGTCGATCCGGTAAATCACCGGAAAACGCGCCATAAGTTGGTCGGCCGTAACCGACAACAAATGACCTTGCTCCCAAAGTTCTCGATTTAACCATAACCTCGCCACCATTGCGCTGATCGCCACCGCCTGATGTGTTGCCTTCAATTGTCACAATTTGTTTGTCTGAACAGCGTATGACCAATCCAACATGATTAATGGTTGTTTTATCATCAATGACAAAATCAAAGAAAACAAAATCTCCAATCTTTGGCTCGGTGTGCCATTTTCTCATTTTCTTAAAAGCCTCAGCTCCAGCCCGTGTGCTCACTACATTTGGCACATCGACACCAGCTTGATCTGCACACCAATTAAGAAATGACCCACACCATGGCAGCTTGTCGGCTTTCATGTGCTTGCCATACTTTGTCTCATTGTTGCCCGTTTCAGCTGTACCAACTTCAGCGAGCGCAACCTGAATCAAGCGCGGCAATGTGCCTTGTGGAAATGTCATGACAGCAATGCAGCCAATTCCTCAGCTGTTAAGCCCAATTTCTCTAATGCCGCAGCTTTTTGAGCTTCGTGAGCAATCTTTGCTTGTTGCATGGCAATCGCATCAGCTTCATCTTTTGCTTTTTGAGCAATTTCATCGGATGTTAATGGAATCTCAGAAACTTCACCGGTTTGAGCATTGTGTACGATTTTGAATTGTGTCATTTACATAGTCCAAACTTCATAGGTGCCAGCATCCCATGTGCCAGCTGACGGAAAAATGGTCACGCTTGAAATTGTTGATGATGATTTGTATCCATTTGCATAAATGTTTGTAAAAGATGGTTTAATTGGTGCAGCCGTGTTAGTTAAATGCATCAAAAGTTGCCCATGACCTACACCAGCAGAAGTCACTTCCCCATAAATTGCAATCGAAGTTGCTAATTCATTTGCTCCTTGATAATAATTGCTTCCAGTATCACTGTTAAATCTAAGTAATGCAGAAGCATTTGAAGTTGCAGAAAACCCACTTACAATTATTAAAAGTGTTGCAGCAGACAAACTAGAAACAGTCACGCTTGCTCCAGATAATGATCCATTAGCAACTCTTGTCCATGATGTTCCGCTTGCAGCTGTTGCCCATTTCATACCAGTCGCTTCCGCGCTGTCGGCTGTTAAAACTTGGCCATTTGTACCAATCGCTAAGCGTGCAGGTGTATCAGATGCCGTGGCTGCAATCAAATCGCCTTTTGCATCGACAATTGTGTTTTGAATTGCGTTGGAATCATCCTGTGCAACCCATACAAAATCCATGTCTGCGTTTGTATTTTTTGCCAAAACTTGACCCGTTGTGCCACCTCGTAGATCGGCCAAGGATGTATCAACCGCCTGACCAAAAACCTCAAAATCGGCTGGCAAATCCGTGACCAAATCTGTGGCCGTGGGCATTTGCCAATTGAAATTGCTCGTTGGATTGCTCATGTTTTCTCCTTACGCCACAATCGTGGCATTGATCCAATCCAAAGTTGGATTGATTGTGCTCCATGTCTCTGTCACCGGTACATCGTTCCATCGCATGGCTTGCAATGAAAACGCAATCGGTGACAAAATCAATGAAATGCTGACCTCATTGTATCTGGCGGAAAATGTCCAGCCTTCAACGAAACCCAAATAATCGCCTGAATTCATGTTAAGTGGCAAATCGGCCAAATTGACAGGCATACCCATAAACACGCCAATCAAGGCATCACGATCAAAATCATCGATGTCTGGATTGCTTAGCTCAAATCTAACATTGTTCAAATTAAATCGTGGATAAGCTCTTAGGCTTAAATAAAAATCCGCTTGATCTTGCGCATCGGCCATGGCTTCAATTGTGGTCGTGAAAATTTGACCCAGTTGACCGTACAATCCAACAGATTGTGGATCAACCGATTGCACTTGATTTTCGGAATTTTGGCCGTAGGTCAGTGTTATGGTGTTTCGCACATCGCCTGTGCGGCTTTGAATACTTAAACCCGATGCCAAAGCATCGTTTGCCGTGAGATCAACATACCCATTTGCTGCCAGATAATTGGTGCGGTGTGTGCTGTCAGCATAACCAATGCGACCTTGAGCATCCTCATAAATGTATCCAAGCCCGGATGTCGCTAAAGCTGCTACTAATGAATACACATTGATTTGTGATCCTAAACGCTCTGCCAAGTAATAGTTTCCGGGTTGATCAATTTCACCCAATCCGCTGTTTTCCGCATCTGCCCATTGCGTAGTTGGATCGTAGGTTGCCCATGTCAATGCACCTGGTACTTCTTGCCATGTATTAAATAAAACTTCACGCAAAATTGTTGCAATTTGGTTGCCTTCGTAATCAGCTGAAAAACTGCCATCAGTCAAAGCTTTTGGCAATCGAGCCAATGCACCCAATGCAATGATCGTAATGCGTTGCACATAATCCGTGCTCCCAACCTCAGCCACGGAAATGCCAACCTCAACAATTGATCCACCAAAAATCGGCACGAATGTAGCTGTTGAATCTTGCAATTCGATGGAGATTTCTTGATTGATTGCAATCGCCACATTGGATTTGTCAAAATTGAGAATTTCCACATTGGTGTATCCAGCTTGTGGTTGTTCATAAATGTTTGTGCGACCACTCGTGATCGTTAAATTGGCAACAGTAAGGTTTTGGTATTGAACACCATTGATTCTTACGCGCCAAACAGGATTGAAAATTGTCATCAGTTTCCGACCAAAGCTCCAGCGCCAAGCGTGCCACGGTAAAATGAATTGTTGAGTGCATCAGTCACAGCTCGGCTGAAACCTTCCTGATCGATTGCTGATGGAGCATTGACATTGATCACGATTCTTTCAGATGTTGAAAGGCCTCCAGTTTCGGCCAATCTAGCTGCGGCCGCATCGGATCGCGCCTGTCGCAATCTTTCCGTTTCTGCCTTTAATTCCTCGCGCCTTAAAATTGCAGCTTGCATTGCTGGTGAATAAGCCGAAAGCGGTGCTCCGGTAAAAGTCGGTGAATCTGGATTGGGAGCAAAAATGGTTGTTGGCGTGCCGGTTTGGAAACCATTGCCAGTAATTTGACCACCCGATCCATCCTCCCCACCAAACACCAAACCTTGCGAATTAGCATTGCCTTCAAAGCTAGCACCCGTAATGCCACCAAAAAAGCGTGTGACTGGATTATCTTTAACAAAATTGACAAATTCTTTCAATTTGTTGATTGTGTTACTGATTAAAGTGACCAGTTTTCCAAAGCCTGTCACGAGGATAGCCACAACTGTGCCGATACCTTCCAAAGCAGTTTTGAATTGAGCGCCTAAAAGTGGAACCAAATACTTTTTAATAAATTCCCACACTTTTGCAAGCGCATCATAAAAAGGTTGCAATTCCTCTGAATTGTCAGTAATCGCTTTTTTGATCTTATTGAATGCAGATTGCAAACCTTCAAGGATTGGCCTTACGACTGATCCAATTGCTGGGATTACTTCCTCGTACAAGAATTTCCACCATGAAACCAAAATCGGCAACAAATCTTTTTTGATAACATTGAAAATTTCGCCAAACGCTGGCCCCAATGTTTTGCCTAAGTTGTCTGCAAAATCTTGAATTGCTGGGATGCCTTTGTCCACGAATGCGCTGAGTAATGGTGTGAGCGCATCGAGCACATACGATCCGACTGTTTCTTTGGCTTCATCAAATGCAATAGTCAGCCGCGCCATCTTGCCTTGAAATGTCTCAGCTTGCTTTGATGCCTGACCTTCAAAAGTCTTTGAAAGTGCGGCGGCGGCGGCATCAAAATTCTTTGACTTAATGATTGAATCATCGATGCCAACGCCCAGTTTTTTGAGTGCTCCTAAGTTCCCGTCATACGCTTTGCCTAACGCCTCTGACACCGCCTGCAAATCTTTCCCGGTACCGGCTGCGATGTCCAAAGCCAATGATTGCAATTCCTGTGCTCTGGTTGCATCTTTTGTCGATCTAATCAATCGATCCAGCGATGGCCTTAGTTTGTCATCGGTGATGCCGTTGGCCAATGCTGTTTGAGTTATGTAATCCTCAACAGCTTTGATCTGGTTATTCGTTGCACCTGTAACATTTTCCAAAGTTGTTGCTAATTTGGCTTGAGCGGCTTCATCCTCGATGGCAGATTTAACACCATCGACCAGCAATGTGCCCGCATAAGCTGCGGCAGCTGCTCCAGCTACGGCAAAAGCTGTGCCGGCTTTTTTGGCAAATCCACCGAGCTTGCTGCCAAAACCTTCGACCTCATTTGATCCGCTGTTGAGATTCTTTTTAAGGTTGTCAATGTCAGCCAAAATGGAAAGTTTGAGTGTCCTACTTTGACCAGCCATCACCACTCCTTCAAAATCTTAGTAAATGCAGCTTCCCATTGAGCGATGATGTGCGGTTGCTCAGCTCTCAAGGTTGGATAAATAAAGTATCCTCTCGAGCCGCGACCTTCACGACCTGACCACACCGGAAATTGCTTGAATTTATTTGAGCCAAATTCGTAACCGCCCCAAAGCTGTTGAGTCGTACCGCCACCACTAAATTTTTGAGATACAAAACCAAATGACAATTCGCCAATCTTTGATGACTTGCTTACGCGCGATCCATCGGCAACACGGCTGGCCGCTTTATTTGGTCGGCCACTCGCTGCACTTTTGATTTTTGATTGCACATAAGTAGCCAAGCCATTTGATACACCTTTGGCCTGTTGTACAGCTGCATCGTCCATGCCTTTGAAAGCCTGTAAAATGCCGCGCAATTGAGCTTTGTCATAAGTGATTGACTCAGTTGCCATTTCTTTTCCTTAGTATCTCAAAAGCGGTTAAAATGTCCTCAGCTGTTTGAAACTCTGATCGTGACAACCCCGTATCGATAGCCAATTCCCAAATAATCCGGTTTATTGATCCGGATTCGTAACTTTTGGGTTTTCGGTTTCTCCCATGTTTATGTCAGTCACAGTCTCACACCACACTTCGAAAGGCTTGACTGGTTTTCCAGCTGCCTCGCGCTTCATTGCGTGATACGCCAAAAACATCAAATCAGCAATTCCCAGCTTGTCCTGCACTTGCTGGATTGTGTTGCCGGTCTTTTGTTCCCATTTGACCCACTCTGGTGGGAGCGCGGTATAGGTCGCGCTCTCCCCAGCCGTGTATTCAATTGTGATCGCTAGTTTCATTTTTTGCTCCCGATTCTTTTCTTAGCTGTATGTTTCAGTAGGTGTGCCAATGACTGTCAATGCCCATGTGTCTGTGAGTGCTCCCGGAGCAGCACCGCCAGCTGATGGAAAGATTGGCAAAACTGTGAAAGTGAAAACCGCTCCAGTAGCAGCTGTTAAAGAAACAGCCACAGGCGTGTTTGGATTCTGCTCAGCGTTGTTCCACATGTTTTCAAACAATGAGCCTTGCGTAGCTGTTGATCCCCAGTCTTGCAAGAGTTCAATGGTAAATGTCCATTGCTTATCGACCGACCTGTATGCCGGGCCGTTAAGTGTTGTGTATCTTTCGATAGTTGTGTCACATGCCAGCGTTGCCGATGTTGTCTGTGCAGCATAGACTTTTGTGTCCAGCGTGAAAGACACATCGCGGCCGGTAATGATTACTGTACTCATTTGATCTCCTTAATTGGTGTAGTAGGTGCTTACTTGTAAATCGGCCGTGAGGTATTTACCTGCACCGACTTCCAATGGTTGTGGTTGATTGACATTGCCAACTTCGTAACCGACTGGCATTGCTCCGATGATGCTAATCATCAATTTTTCTAAATTGTCTAAAGCTGCGGCATTGTTCATGTATCCAACAACGCCAGTCACAGTCAGATTGACCTTGACTCTTGTGGTGGTTTTCCCGATTAAAACACTTTCCAAATAAGGTGCATCCGGAATCAAGCAAATGCTGGGTGATGTCATTGTCTCTGGAATGCCGTTGTACACATTGGCGGCAATGGTAGAAAGTGCCGTTTTCAACGGTGTGCGGACTTCGGATTCGATGCTCATTGACACATCGTTTCGACATCAAGAAACGGCCCCAAAAGCCCAACCACTCTATTGGTCAAGCTGCGGCCAAGAATAAATGGTGACGGCTGAAAATTGTCTGACATGATTTGATTGCCGGGAGCTGTGATGCTCTGGAAAATCTCGACCGACACAACCAAAATTGCGTTTTCGACCGGTGGTGTATTTGCGTACAGCTGCGCGGCTGATCCACCGGATAAAGTAGCCAAAGCGTTAGGAATAAACGGCAATGGGTATGTGCGATCAGCCGCGTTTGTTGCAGCTGTGAAAAGGTAAGGCTCAATCCGATCATCGGTGACTGTATAAGTCGCGTTGTAAATTCCGGCCCCGGTAACAACAACAGATTGACCCGGCACAAAGTAATTTGGCCGCATAGTGGTGAAATAAATGACGGAATCATCCACATTGGCAAATGTCACCGATGATTGGTATTGCGTAAGTAAAGGCAAAATCGTTTGCTCAGCTGAATCAATTATTTGATCCAATTGAGCATCAGAATACAAGGAAACCGAGACACCAAGAATTGTCCTGAGCTGTGAGGCTGTGACTATTGCTGGCATCTCGGTTCCTTTCGTATCAGCGATGTTCGGGAGCGACCATCACCGATGATTGATTGTTAATTAAGCGAGGTTGTTGAATCGTGCACCATTTGGCACCTTGGCAGCTAGTGCGCCATAGCCGTAGTACAGGATGTCAATTGTTCCATCGCTGTTAATGTTTGTGCGTAGCGTAAAGCGTGGAGATTCGTACCATGTGTATGAATCTGGATTGACAACGACCATTGAAAGATCGCCATCGGCTGTTGTTGTGCCAGCGTTACCAAATGAGCGTGAAACATAAAGGTTTAGACCCGGTGAAACTACACCGCGTAGGCTGTCACCGCGTACATTTCCAGCTGCGTTGCTTGGTTGTGCTGCATTGTAAAGAGGTGCGCCATTGTCGTTGTAACCCATGATGTTTCCCCATTGTGTTGGTGAAACGATCAATGAACGAGCAAATCCCAATGATGATCCATAAACATCGGCACAAGCCTTTGATGTATAACCAAGGAATCCTGCTGCTGTGTTAGCTGCTTGAGCTGTTACGCCACCAGCTGTATTGAGTGCTGCAAGAGCGTATTCGTCAGTCTCTTTTGCATACGCAAATTCAAGATTTTGAAGCAAAGCTGTCAAATACTCTGGACGGCTGCGATCGATCAATTCAACAGTTGAAATTGCGCGGCCTTTGAAAGGCTGAACAGTTACGCTGAGATAAGTTGCTGAAAGTGATGATTCGGTGACTGTTCCGTTTTCGTTGATTGGCAAAACTGTTGGAACAGCTGTGACACGAGGAATTTCAAAGGTCATGCCTTCTGAAACTAAAGTCTCGCGGCTGATTCCATCGATGCACCCACGATCAGCATTTGCAAGCGCATTGACAACCTGTGTGCTTTGTGGTGTTGGAACCATTCCCGGTGCTGTTGATGTTGTGTTGTCAGCTGCCTTGACATACTGACGAGAATCCTCATCATGCAAAATGCTTGCCTTGAGGTAGTGCTCAAGGTATGAAACCTTGTCCACAATTGGTGAGCGTGGTGCTGTGTAGTAAGCCGGGCGTGATGCCTGTACAGGTGCGACTTCTGGAGCTGCTACCGGTTCAACGGCAGGAGCTACTGGTTCGGTAGTGTTGTCCATCTTGTCTCCTTCATTTGGGTTTGTTGTCTCTGTAACTGTCTCAGTTTCAGAATCTTCTGATGCGGCAACTTCTTGCACGCGAGCTGATCGCACAGCTGGCTCTGTTACAAGCGCAACAGCTGTGAGCTGACCATTAAGCACCTTCATGGTGCCATCCTTTTGCATTTCGTAATTGTCCACGGCCAACTCAATGGAAAATCCATCGCGTAAGCCTTCCATGGCCTCCGTCAATGCATCCGTGCCAGCTGTGGTGTTTGCAATCTTAAATGTTGCTGTCATTTCCTTATCGTTTACAGACATGGCAACGCTGCGCCCAATTCTGCGTGTGTTGTCATGCTCAAGATTTAAGAAAACATCATTTGGTTGAATTGATCCGCGAGCAAAAACAACCTTGCCGGTCGATGCGTTTGCGTGCTCATTGAAAGCAACTATGCGACCGCTGATTGTGCGTGCATCTGAATCAGCTGCCGTGATTTGCATTGGTGTTGTCAGCTTCATGAGATCATGTCCTCCATTTGTCGAATTTCCTGAGTAGTAATTGCACCGATTTCAAACAAAATCTTGTAAATCTCTGCACGCTCTTTTTCTGATCCGCGCAGGTATGCCTTCAAATCAAATTCCACGCGCTGTGTTGATGGCGTGAAATCTGGCATTGAAAGTCTTGATGAAATGCTGTTCATTAGCGGCAGAAGTGAGAAATCCAAAAGAGTTTGACGCGCCGTCTGGGCGTTTGCATAGGTCATGGATGATCCAGTCGGCGCATCAATAAAGTATGCCGGAATTCCCACGGCTCGTGCTAACTCTGTCGCAATGATTTCGCGTGCAGCATTAAGGCCAATTTGCTCTGGCGAAAATCCAACCGTTGTCAATTCAACATCAGCATTGAGAAATGCTGTGCCTCGGTTTCTACGAGCTGCGCCCCACGCATCAAGCAATTTTGCAATGCGATCAGCTGGCAATGCTGTGCCATTTGATTTCAAAACCATCGATGGCACCGGCTCTTTTGCATACATCGCGGCAGCTCTTTCAAGCTCTGCTCCAGCACGGATTGTGCGACCAGCGCGATTCAACAATCCTTCATCGTTGCCGTAAAACACAACAAGTGATCCAACACCAGACATTGGCACACGCGATCCATCGACTGTGTAGTATTCAATTTGAGTGCCAATTGAATTTAAGAAAACGCCAACGCGATTAGGAGCAACGCGCCACATTTGGCGAACACGGCCGGTGTCAGCAAACAAATCAATAATCTGGAAATAAGAAAATCCCGTAAATAATAAATCCTCACACGCCCACACCCACGATGCTGCTCCTGGTACCCGTTTGTCCGGATCAGAAATCACAACAGGTTGATCAATAATTGCACCTGTTGTTTTGTCGCGTGTAATCAAAGGAATTGTGGCAATTGAATTGCAAATCATGTTGCGTGCGCGAGCAATTGCTGGCACGGACATAGCTTCCTCGCGACTTACAATGTAATCGGCTCCGCCAAATGGGAAAAATGCATCCAGCGTTGGAGCTGGCCCAATTTGTGCAGCTACATCAGCACCGCGGTCAATTGCCACAGCTTCGATGGTGCGCTTTCGATCAAATAATCCCATGGAGCGATTTTCTCAAAATGTCAAGCATCAACCCACTAAAATGTCTATTTCCGTTTCTGGGCGTGTCGCAAAGTGTGTGACCAATGCTGATGCTACGGCCGCGGCCACAGCCGTACCGCTAGCACGCCTACCAATAACCCAGCCGCCATCGCCTCTACGCAATTGCACAGCTGAAAGAATCTGCTCGGTCAGCTTAGATTGATTTCGATGTTTCAAACGCCCGGAATTGATTGCACCCAATAATTCATCGCACGCTTGAGGATAATCGGCATCCATGTCATGGATCGGGATTCCAGCAGGCTGCATACGCGATGCAACAGCTCCGGATGTGCGCCGTGAGTAAAGCAAATACTCAATCGGGTACTTTCGACAATAAGAGGCTGCATCATTGGCAATTGCTCGATCATCAAGCTGGATTGTGTTTTCCCATGTGTGCAACAGTTTTACGACAAATGACTCCGAGCCAAGCTTTTGGGCTGCAACCAATGCAGCATTTTTGCGATCCGGTGAAATGTCGATGGCCATCCATGTCAGTTTGTCCTCATCCAGATCAATTGTTTCATCGCCACACTCTTGCCATTCTCTGGCTCCGACCACGCTGGAAATAGTTTGAACCCATCTGTTCAATACCTCGGTCATAACAACATCGGGTGGATCATTGAAAACGGCTCGGATGTTGTCTGGGTGAATTGTTATGTTGAGGCCGGGATTGGCAAAAGCTGCATTTTCCAATGAAATCTCATCAGTTGGTGCAGACCACTCAAAATAGCCAACATCATCGGCCGCCCCACTAGCTGCGGCCAAACCGCGCTCGCGCAATTGGTTCAGCACCATGGAGTGAGAATCACCGGCCGAGCTGAAACAATTGACCTGTGGATTTTTGGCAGCCATCAAGGTGTACCGCATAGCTGCAAAAGTTTCCATGTCGTGCAGCTCTCGGATTTCATCCATGTGGATTGTTTCCGGCTTTGACAATCCACGCGCAGCCGATCCACCAGCTTTGATGATGAATCGATTGCCTTTGAGCGTTTGGATTTCCTCGGCTCCATGTTGCCAGCGAATTCGCTTTACCTGATTGGCCAAATCCGCGTTTTCCTCGATGATCTGCACAATCGCCCGAAATTGCTCCAGCGATGTAACCAATCGGTGAGCTGTGGAAACTTGCAGCGATTCATCCCAATGGAAAAGACCCATCATGATTCTGGCCATCATGTAAGTGCTTTTGCCATTTTGCCGGGCAACGCTGGCCACAGTTACGGGATGAAAATACCGGCCATCTGGCTTTACCTTGAGCGAGTGCTCGGCCAGCCATTTTTGCCATGGCATAAAGCCGCCCGGAATAATCTGCTCAGCAAAATCAATCAATTCAAAGCCGCGTGAAGGCAAATCATTGAGCGGTGAGTGGATTCGTGGAGCTGTTACCGGCAAAAAAACCGATTCCAGCCGATCTGAGACGATTTCAGCCGTAGGTGCATCAACGATGACCTGATCATCACTAATCATGACTTATCGAGTCGTTTTGGGGTACAAAGAGACCAT